AGAAGTTCTCTCTCTAAGTTCTTCTAAATTTGAAGCCCCTGTAACATTCCAAACTTTTTTACTACCAACCCTAAATTGATATCCATTACAATATCGAATAGCGTACGCCATCCAATTTTGACTAACAGGACTATCTATTAATTTTAAAAGATTATAGTAATTCATCGGTCTTGATGTCATCGGAGTACCTGTTAATAACCAAAGTTTATTAATACTCTTGGTTAAATCCATTATAATTTTTGTCCTTTGAGCCTGAGCGTTAGAAACATAGTGTGCCTCATCAATAATAATTAAATCAAAATTAGATTTTAATATTAATGAATTTTCTTTGTCTTTTGGGTCGTGGAAATTTTTTAAAATGTCATAATTTGCGATAATATAATCTGAATCCTCAAACTTTTTACCTTCACAGATATAAACACTTTTTTCAGTATAATTACGAATTTCTCTTTCCCAATTTATTTTCAAAGACGCTGGACAAATAATCAAAACTTTTTTTGCCCCACTTTCTAAACTAGCAATTACTGTTGATGTGGTTTTACCTAAACCCATATCATCGGCTAAAATAAACTTGTCGTTTTTTAAAAGTTTCTCAATCGCTTCTTTTTGATGAGATAATGGAGGTCGATTACCATATTTAGAATAATCAACTTCAACAAAATTTTCTTTATACTGTTTTACTATTGCTGCTTTTGGGACCCAAAAATCGTGAATAGTTTCACCGCTATGTACCTTACCCCAAATATGGTATGATTTATCTTTATCTATTAAAATTTTCTCAACGTAAATTTTATCAGGTTCTTTAATAAATGGATTATCCTCAACAAGTTTTTTTGAAAAATAAGAATCAATATCAACCCACTTTTTCGCGACTTTAGGTGTTGTGTTTGAATAATTTATAACATACTCACACTGAGACCTCGTTGGGATATGTTTTTTGTTAGACTCACACTGTTTTTTTATTTTTAAAATATAGTTATTTGACCCTTCGTATTTTTCTAAAATACTTAGAGCTTTTTGTTCAATACTAATATTTTGTAAATTGTTTTCCAATCTATCAACTTTCCATTATGTCTAATAATAAGTAAAATAAAGATATTTATCAATATGTCACAGAGAAATGTACCAATAACAAGGTTAGGAAAATTTTTTGGAGCTGAAGATTTTAGTTTAGATGTCGGTATGGGGAGAGAATGGCTAGAAGGGGACATGAACTTTACATTAGTATTATATAAAGTCGACAAAAGAAAAACTGATTTAGATGATGTCTATGGAGAGGCGTTAAAGAATGGTATTAAATTTTTACCTCCTGTTGAATTTAAAGCTTACGTACAGGTTATGGCTCCTGAAAACAAAAATATTGGTAACAGTAAGATTAATCAATTTGAACCTGGTAATATGAGAATATCGGTTTATCAAAAACAGTTAGATGAACTCGGTATTGATATTGATTATGGTGACTACATTGGGTATTATGAAAAAGAAAATAGAGTTAGATACTATGTAATTAATAATGACGGTAGGGTTACTTCCGATAATAAACATACTTATGCGGGTTACAAACCTTTTTACAGGACTATGATGGCATCCGCAGTAGGACCTAACGAATTTAATGGTTTATAAAATGGGTTTACCAAAAAAAATAAAAAAAGATATTAATCTAATTCCTAAAAAAGAAGGATTACCTCGTAGAATAGAAATGCTCGATATGATTAATGAGCATGGAACATTTTTACCAAAATCAATATTACATGAAGATTTAGACAGGGGTTTTTTAGATTTTGTTAAAAATGATTTGGAGACAATTTCTGAAGGTCAAAAGATTCCTGTTATTGACATAATCATGACAACTCAAAATTGGTCAAATTTTACAAAGACATGGGAGTTTCAAAATCTTGATAAGAATCCTGAACCCCCGTTTGTCACAACAATTAGAAACCCTGAAGTGAAGTACGGTTCTTTACCTTCTCTTTTATGGACCATACCAAACAGAAGACAATATTATTACGCATCAGTTCCAACATGGGACGGAGAAAGAAAAGGGTACGATGTTTACACTATCCCACAACCTGTACCTGTAGACATTACATACTCAGTTAAAATAGTTTGTAATCGAATGAGAGAACTTAATAAGTTTAATAAAAAAGTAATTGAAAAATTTTCGTCTCGTCAGGCTTACACAAATGTAAAAGGTCACTATATACCGATTATTATGAATGAAATTTCAGATGAATCAGTTATGGATATAGAAAAAAGAAGATATTATATACAAAGTTATGGGTTCACACTAATGGGATTTTTAATTGACGAGGATGAATTTGAGGTTAAGCCGGCAGTTAGTAGAGTATTACAGTTAATTGAAACGGACACGAAAAAGGTGAAATCTAAAAAAATTAAAAATGAAACTTTACCATCACCAAGTTTATCATTCAATTTTGAAAATAATGATGGGTCCACTTCCCAACAATTAAAGTATACTGCAAATTTAACAGTTGAATCTAAAATTAATATAACAAGTTATTACGTATATATTAATGGATTATTTTATGGTTCAAATTCAACAATAATTCAAGTGAATAACGGGGACACATTACAGATTGATATACAAAAACTTACTATTGGTGAGTCTTCACAAATGAATTTGGCGATTGAGTTAATTTAATTACTCTCCGTAAATATCATTTTTATTTGTACAGTTTTTTTTAATTAACATTTCAACAAACTTATTTATTTTAAGACCGTGTTTATCGCAATGTTTTTTTAATAAATCATGATGATATTCTGATATTTTTAAATTTTTAATTTTCATAGGATAAAAAAGTAGAAAAAATTCATACCAAATTATAAATAGATTAAATTATGTAAAGTTTTTTGAAAAACCTGAAAGTATTTATATAAAAATAAATTATAAAAAAACTTACATTAAATGGCTAAATCAAACACAGTTTTCGTTTCTCCAGGTGTGTATACATCTGAAAGAGATTTGAGTTTTGTGTCTCAAAATGTCGGTGTAACTACTTTAGGTATTGTTGGGGAAACGGTTAAAGGTCCTGCCTTTGAACCGATTTTCATCACAAATTACGATGAATTCCAACTTTACTTTGGTGGAACAACACCTGAAAAATTTGTGAACACACAAATACCTAAGTATGAGGCTGCATATATTGCGAAATCTTACCTACAACAATCTAATCAACTTTTTGTAACTCGTGTATTAGGATTATCGGGTTATGATGCGGGGCCTTCGTGGTCTATCAGTACTGTTGCAAATGTTGATTGTAACACCGTAGGGTTTAACGGTTCACCAACAACATATACTGTTAATTTCACAGGTACTACGGCTTCAACAAGTACTATTAGTTTTACAACAAGTTTCCCATCAGTAATAAATGCGAATCTTACTGAAAGTTACACAACCTTTAACGGAGGAACATCAACAATTTCAGACGATGTTAAATCATTGGTATTAGGTATTATGAGAACTCCGGCATCTTCAGCTTATACTGCGAGTATGTGGGGAACTAATTCAGGAGTCACTTCTTTTTTAAATACTTATTCCGCAACCACAAATGAGTTTGGGGTAAGTAGTTTATCAGCTTTAACTTGTAATGCTAATAATGACCCATGGTTCTATTCAAATTTTGATTTAACTACAGGTAATTCATACACAGGTTATTCATTCAATGGTGCGGTTAGGTCTTTATCAGGTACTGCTTATGGAATTGCGGGTCAATTTTCAGGAAGTGTATCAGGTACTTACTATACATTAACAGGTACCGCTTTTTCAAATTATAATAATATTGTTGTAACAACCCTTCGCTCAAGAGGATTGGCCGATTACGCGAATGATTCAGGGCCAGTTTATCAGGTGTCAGGAACTTCTAATTTAAATATGATTTGTTCTGGAGCGTATTCAGGTGTGACTAAAAATCCGTTTACAACTTTCTTGTTGTCGGGAGTTACTATTGAAAATACAAACTTCACTTATGAAGTAAACTTACTTGAAACAAGTCCAAACTATATTTCAAAAGTGCTTGGAGTTTCAAATTTTGGAAAACCAAGAACAACTTTCCCATTATTTGTTGAAGAAACTTATTCTACTTTGTTAAATTACGCATATAACAAAGGTTACATTAGAGGGTTAAATTGTACATTAGATACTACAAGTAAAGCTAGAGATTTGACTGCTGATTCTTTGGGATGGTATTTAGAACAATATCAAAGTGCTGAGTCTCCTTGGGTAGTATCGGAATTAAGAGGTAATAAAGTGTATGAATTATTTAAATTTTTCACAATTGCCGATGGTAATAATTCAAATACTCAAGTAAAAGTCACAATTGCGAATATTTCGTTTACAAATGGAACATTTGATGTTGTGGTTAGAGATTTTTATGATACCGATAGTAATCCTGTTGTGGTTGAAAA